AATAGTAGGATCGCCTGTTTCCCAATTGATTAAAGAAGGTGGAACGACTTCGCCTTCAGGTGGATTTAATGTTTTATAACTTTTATTAAAGAGTTCCGAAGAAGGAACGTATTGATAAGCATCAGCTTCTTCATAAGTAGCAAACAGTTTTACAGTTCCACGCTTTTCAAGTTCTTTGAAATGCCAATCGAAATCTGTATAACCAATTTGCCCTTCTTTTAGGCTTAAGTTCTCGCCAATAACACCACCGTATAAAGCTTTGACGAAGGACATTCAAACTCCTAATTAAGCTAAACTACCAATACCATAAATTCTGGCACAGGAAGCAACGTTACCAATTTCCATACCCTGATCGGCCCAAGCCCACCATTCTAACATATTACCTTCGCGCTTCATTTCCTGTTGAACATCACCCAGGATAAAGTTTGAACCTAAGAATTCAGGTGAGGTAATAGCATAGATTTCATCATCCTTCCAAACGGAACCGGCAGTTTCGTTGTTATTGATGGAAGTGATAACTTCATAGCCTAAGAATGACTTTTCACCAGCAACACCGTTAAGAGCGATACGACCGACGTTCTCGTAACCGATCTTATCGGGTTCCAGCTTAGCAAGATTCAGCCAAGTTGATTCAGTCATAATTAAACGGGCTGTTCTACGGCGCTTACCTAAGATTGTACGAACGCCAGCAATAACGGCATCCTTAAAGTTAGCTTTAACCGTACCAGTAGCAGCAAAAGTGTTACCAGAAGCGGTCGAAGAGGCTAACAGACGAGCCTGGAAAAGCTTATCAAGCTGTTCCTGCATATCAAGCACGAAGTTATTGTTAACAACGTCCATTACAGGGTAACGCATTGTCATCAGTTCTTCGCGGGTCTTTTTGAAACGCTCTGTTTCAATCTTGGTGAAGTAGACTTCATACTTTCTACCTTCCATGAACTGAGCAGAACCTTTACCACGGAAACCAAGTGTGAAAGCCTTGGAATCGGGTTCTAATTCAACGCGCTTTAAAGGCCAATCGTTCGTAGTATTACGTTCGATTTGGGCTTCCGTTAAAACAATGGGAGGAATAGCGCGATTAAGAACAGAAGTCTCACGGATACGATCACGGAGGAAATCTTCGGTAAGCGCAGCTACCTTTTCCATTCCACTAGCGGATTTGCCGCTAAAAACGTCCCAAAGCTGGGATGCCATTAAGTTAGACATTTAATAATCTCCTATTTTAAATGGTCAGCTATGGGTTAAATTGTTTGGCAACGATAAACGGTTGTTGAAGTACCCTGAGCGGTATTAGCCAGAGTGTAAGTATCAACAACCTTAGCTACAGTTGCTAAAGTTGGAGTAGCAGGTACAGATTCGGGTACTAATAAGCCAGCGGTACTACCTGTGCCTACTTTAAGGTAAGTGCCAATGGTAGGCGAACCAGAAACCTGATCGGTTTCAAATTCCATCTTACCAGTAACAACTGTATACATGCCAGAAGTCTGTGAAAGCAGATCTTCGAACACAAATTCAGCAGCACCACCATGCGCTAAAGCATCAGCCTTAGCGCAAGTATTAGCGACTGTGGTATTGCTTACTACTGTGCCTTTTACAAAGCCAGCAGCACCCTTACGCTGCGTGATCATTACTGACTGTGAACCCTCTTGAAGTCCACTAAGAATATTGAACATTTAAGTTCTCCTATAAAAAAGAAAGCTAGTTAAGACCTAATTCGTCGAGAAGTGCAGCTTGTTTTTCTAAGAAAATATCTGTAGCTAATGATCCAGTTTTAGGAATTGGATTGTTATCTTCAATGATTTTACCAAAAGCTGTATTACGATTAAGATATGAGGCAGCTTTTATGATGGCATCAATGTTATCGCCAGAATCGGCGGCTGTTTTAATCATATCAGATGCTTGGTCATAAGACACGCCTAATTTTAAAGCAACTTCCTCCGCTTTCTTAGACATATCTTGTTGCTGTCCCTTAGCCTGAACTTGTGCTACTAACTCTTGAATAATAGCGGCAGCTTCATCAAGCATTTGTAAGGCTTCTTGAAGTGGTTCCATTTTATACCTCCTTAAAAAGATTAGAGCCTCTTAAGGAAGCTAATTTAGCCAAAGAAGCTAATTTAATTTGTGTACCATCAGGTCTAACGATAGTGATTGGATTATTATCAGTAGGAGCAGTAGGAGCCGCTACTTGAGCATTAGGATCTTGAACCTGTGCATTAGGATCTTGTGCTACTTGAGCGTTTGGATCGACACCAGCAGCATTTTGACCTAAAGCAGCTTTAAACTGTTCTATTTTTTGCAAAAATGCTTGAGCAGTAGTTAAAATATCACCACCACCCTGTTCTTGATTAGAAGCAGTATCAGGAGCGCCCTGATCGTCATTAGCTTCTTTTAAAAGCTCTGACTCAGCTTCAGCTAAAATTTGATCAATGAAGCTCATTATACTCCCCCTACCATAGCATTAAGTTCATCAGTTATTTTAATGGCAGTTTCTTCATCAATTAATTTTTTCATAATACCATCATGAAGCTCTACTTTAACCATCTTAATTACTTCATTAATAGCTTCAGGATACTGACTAGCTATAGCTTTAACAAATGGAAGAATCTTTTCAGCCTGTCCAGCTTGAATAGCTTCACTACAAGCATCCTTAACATCCTGTGCCCTTAAGCCCCCTGGAGTTGCAGAAGGGTCCATTGACTGATTTGTTTTATTACCAGTCACAGGATTAGTATTAATAATTTCGTTTACTTTAGCTGTAGCTTCAGCATTTTGATTCTGAGCTTCTACATCTTCTTCAATATTTGGCGCAACTTTATTTTCTTCTTCTGCCAATTTCTCTAAAACAAGGAATGCTGTATAAGCAGCGGTTTTTTCAAATAGAGGAAAGATAGCCTCTACGACCTTGTTTACTAATTCATCTTGAGCTTCAGCCGCCAATTTCTGCAAGACTTCAGGCTCGCTTTGTTCAATAAAAGTTTTTAAATCCATAATCATTTACCTCTCATTAGTTTACTTAATCCAGTTGTTATATCGCCAGCAACGTTTTTAATAGCATTATAGCTCCTTCGAGTGCCAGCAACTCCCATTGTAGCACCAATCATACCTAATTTTCCAGGGTTGTTGGCAATAGTTCTACCGATAACTCCTACTTGCTGTCCACTATTAATTTTATTTTGATAGTGTGCGCTTAAAATATATGGAGCAGTAAAACCAGTTGCACCTTTTAATGCTAAACCTTTAACACTCTCTCCGAAAGGAACGGCAGCAGCTTGTTTATTTAATTGGTCTGCAACAAATGGATTATTACTAAGATATTTATCAGATTTATCATTATCTCTAACCATCTGAGAAATGCCAGCGCCAATTAATCCATAAGCATTAAACTCAGCCTTAGCGTTATCACGATACATTAAGTAAAGTGCAGATAAAATTGAACCAAGACCAATTGTTCTTACTATTTCAGCTTCTTTCCTTAATCCTCTTTCAGTATTATAAATACGATCAGAAAGAGAACCCAATGATCTATCATCTAATACATGATCTGGAATACTTTTAGAGGCTGTAACAGCTTTATGATTTATGTCAATTGAAGCTAATTCATGAAGTCTTTCATCAAGACCTTTTACATCGGGTTTTTTAACAATAGCTTTAGCGTTAACAAATTCATCAGCTAAATCATGCCTACCAGAATTCTTTAAAAGAATATAAGCAAATTCATTTGGTTTAGCAATAATTCCAGCATAAGTTAATGCACCCCAAGCCTCTTGGGGTTTCATTGTAGATAAACGTTCCATTAACGAATGAGGAAGATCTTTTTCTGTATCACAAACTCTAGCAATAGCACCTTCAATATGCAATGGAAGTTCTTTATATAAAGTAGATTTCTTTTCTACTTCTGCATGTTTATCAAGACGACCAATATCATACATTTCAGCAAGGTCAACGCTGAATTCAAATGCATCTGCGTTTGTTCTAGCAATTTTTTCTAATTGCATACCGGCTAAGAAAGCAGGTCTAGTTACTTTACTAATATCAAAAAATCTAGGAAATAAATTTTCAGCATAAACTTTACGACCATCAGGTAAAATTTGTCCCATTGCATTTTTTAAATGAGGACAATATTGAAGAAGTGTTTTATGTTTTGATTTGCAAATAGAACAACGATCCCAGGGTAATTTTGCTCCCATTGAAACAGCAATTAATTGATTACGATCAATCATTTCAGCCGTTTCTGGATCTTTCTTTCTATCTACGCCAATAATGAGAAGAACTGTTCTCATTCTTGGATTCCAAATAGCTTTCTCTACATAACCAAACGAAGGATCATATTCAATTTTATTTTTATGATGGTGGAAGAAATGAGCATCTTCAAATGTTTTATATCTAGCTTTAGGAGCTTGATTTACATTAAGGCGTTCATCTTTCTCAGTTTCTTCACCCCATACTTTAGTATTTTGTAAACCCATTAATGCGTCGTAAGGAAAATAATCATGGTTTTTATTATCGCCCCATGTTTCTCCATCACCCATAGCAGTAGTTAAAACATAGCTATGGCCTTCTTTACGAACCATATTCTTAATAGCTTCATCTACCTCTTTAGGTAGATCGCGTTTAGAAGCGGTTTTCGTAAATTCACTCTCTGACTCTAAGGAAAGAGAAATGAAATTATCGCCTTCTATATTAGAGTTAAAAAGTTTATACATTTATCGTCCAATCGCCATTCCGCCAATGCCACTTTGATAAGCTTTAAATTTTTTTACAGGTTTAACTGCGACTTTAGGAGCAGGTTTAAGCATGGCTGTAAATTTACCTAAACCTTTTTTAGCTAAATCACCAACTGATTCTTGTAAAGCTGAACCAGGTTTAATAGCAGATAAGGCTTCTCTAGTAGAAGTTATTGCGCTAATAACATCAGCCTCTTTTTCAAGTTCGCAAGCAAACTTAAAAAGATCTAAATCATCATGCTCTAAAGCTATCTGCTTAATTAAGTTCATTTGATTACCTATTAATATTGCTGTTGATATTGCTGTTTATTCTGATTAGCTTTATGAGCTAAATAACCGGCGGCAGCAATGCCAGCACCAATACCAACAGCTGCTTTATTCTTCATAGCAAAGTCTTTAGCTTTGCCTAAGAAACCACCAATAGAACCACTTTCAACGGAAGCACCAGGTGTAGGAATAGGAGTTACCTTAGTAGTTCTACCTGCAATTACCGCAGCTTTACCATTTGGATTAATAGTTTCTCTTAACTTAGCAGCAGATTCATGAACTTTGTTTTGAGCCTTTTGAACTCTAGCTAAAGCATCACTTTCACCTACTCTACCAATTTGAGAAGCGTGATAATCTTTAGCAGCTTTTAATTCAGCGACATTAGCAAGATGATTTTTATGTTGGCTAACAGCAGATCTACCTCTTTGCCAGCCATTAGAAATACCGCCTTTTAAATTAGCTAAATCTTTCTGAACAGCAGTTTGAGCATCGGCGCCAGCCCAAGCTAATTTGATTAAACTCATTTCTTTTCTCCTATGGGTTATAAGAACTTACCAAAACACTCACCTT